CCACGGGCGACAGGGCCCACGCCGCCACCACGGGCCACTGGTCCAACGCCGCCACCACGGGCCACTGGTCCAACGCCGCCACCACGGGCGACAGGGCCCACGCCGCCACCACGGGCAACGGGGCCCACGCCGCCACCACGGGCCACAGGTCCAACGCCGCCACCACGGGCTACGAGGCCAACGCCGCCACCACGGGCCACTGGTCCAACGCCGCCACCACGGGCAACGGGGCCCACGCCGCCACCACGGGCGACAGGGCCCACGCCGCCACCACGGGCAACGAGGCCAACGCCGCCACCACGGGCCACTGGTCCAACGCCGCCACCACGGGCCACGGGGCCATTGCCGCATCGCTCGGGTGGGGTTCAAAGGCCAAGGCTGGCAAAGGCGGGGCAATCGTACTCGCGGAGCGCGACGACAGCGGAAATTTGCTCAACGTGCGCGCCGCGAAGATCGGCGAGAACGGCACGAAGCCCGATACGTGGTACGTCCTCAACAATGGTGAATTCGTGGAGGCTGCATGAGCGACCTTGCAGAGGACCGCCGCGCCGATGCCGAGTTTTCGGCGTGGCTGGACAAGATCCGCTCGGAGGCTTTCGAAACGGTGCGCGACCACAAGCGGCTGGAACTGCATCTCGACTCCGAGATGATGGCTTACCACATCGCGCGCATTTTCACGGTCCTTGATCGTGTCAATCCAAAGGACACCTATTCCGCCGCAGTTGATGATCTTCTATGCGAACTAACGTTGTTCGAACGGGAGATGCGCAAGTACGTGGAGGATGGCGAATGAACCTCATCCGCCTGCTCTATCTCCGCTGGCGCGTCGGCTTCCTTGCCGCGCAGTGGGAACACGCCGCGCAGCTTTCCGAAACCTACCGGCAAGAGGCCGAAGCCCTTAACCATGAAATTCAGAAGTGCCAGCGACACATTTTCATGCTGACGCCGCCCAAAGGAATCACGCAATGACGCTCACGAAAATCTGCGGTGGCGCACTCCTCGGCATGGTCGGCGCTCTGTCCCTCCTGCAAGACGAGATCCGATACCGCGACGACCAGATCCGCAAGCTCACCGAGTACACGGCAAAGCTTCGCACCGAGTGCCCGCCGACGACCATCAAACTCGCCACGCAAGTCAACGGTGAAGCGTGGGTAGTGCGCTGCGCTGGGCGCGGGCGCGTCAAGGCGATGTGATGGACGACGGCGGAATGCAGTGGTACGCGCAGGTAGGCCAGCGCGAGGAAGAGGAACAACGCGCAGCCGAGGCGAAGCGCATCAGCGACGACATCGAAGCGCATCGCAAGTGGCTGCAGGAATTCAACGAACGACAGAAAGGGGAACGGCATGAAATGGAGTGACCAAGGCGGCGGGGACTTCGAGCAGCCGCCGATCGGAACGCACGTTGCACGCTGCATCAAGCTGATCGACATCGGCACCCAGCGAGGTGAGTACCAGGGCAAGGCCACGATGAAGCGGCAGGTCATCATCGGGTTCGAACTGCCGAACGAACTGATGCAGGAAGGCGAATACGCCGGCAAGCCCTTCACCGTCTCGCGGTTCTACACGGCCAGCCTCGGAGAAAAGGCGAACCTTCGCCGCGACCTTGCAAACTGGCGTGGTCGGGACTTCACGGAAGAAGAGCTGCGCGGCTTCGACTCCAAAAACATCCTTGGGAAGGCGTGCATGTTGAGCCTCACGCCGAACGACAAGGGAAAGACGCGCATTACCGGGGTGATGGCGCTCCCCAAGGGAACGCCCGTCCCCGATCAGGTGAACAGCACCGTTTACCTGTCGCTGGAGCCGGACGAATTCAACCCGGAAGTTTTCGAGGCGCTTTCCGATGGATACAAGAAGCTCATCAAGGCGAGCCCCGAATGGGCCGAACTGCAAAAGCCGCGAGCGCCGCAGGGCGGCGGGCATTTCGACGACATGCGGGACGACATTCCGTTCGTCTCCTGTTCACTGGCAGACGACGTGATCTTCCAGCACCTGCGCTGGGGCGTGGAGTGAAGCGCTGCTTCAAATGCCATCAGGACAAGCCGGTGGAGGACTTCTATCGGCATCCGCAAATGGGTGACGGAAGGCTCGGCAAGTGTAAGGAATGCACTAAGGCTGATGCCCGCGCTTCTAGGCTCGCAAGGGTTGAGCACTATCGAATGTACGACCGGATGCGCGCATCAATGCCACATCGCATCGCACTGTCTAAGCGAGTTCAGGCATCGTGGCGGCAACAGCACCCAGATCGAAGGAAAGCGCAAACAGCTTTGAGCAATGCCATACGTGACGGGCGTGTGATCCCGTGGCCCGTGTGCGCCATACCGGAGTGCGGCAAGAAACCGGAAGCCCATCACTACGATTACTCGCGTCCGTTGGATGTGGTGTGGCTTTGCCCTGCGCATCACAAGCAAACGCACGCTCTCCATCGTGAACTACTGAAGGCAGCCTGACCATGAACCTGACCCTCTACGAACTCACCGAGGTTGCGCGGCAGGAACTGGCGCAGCTTGCCGAACTCGATCTGGACGAGCAGACCCTACGCGACACGATGGAGTCAGTGCAATGGCCGGTCGAGCAGAAGGCGCAGAACGTGATTGCGTTCGCTGGCAATATCGAGGCCGAGGCCGACATGATCGAGCAGCGCATCGCCGTGTTGTCGAAGCGCCAGAAGGCGCTCGCCAACCGCGCCAAGTGGCTGCGCGACTACGTTCTCGGCTGCATGACCGCTGCAGGGATCAAGGAAATCAAGACGCCAGATTTCGTCGCGCGGCCTCGAGCGAATCCCGAGCGGGTCGTCATCGACAACGAGGCGGGACTTCCTGACGAGTGCTGGCGCACGATCCCGGCAATCAGGGAGCCGGATAAGCAGACCATCAAGGACATGCTGAAGGCCGGGGATGCGCGTGTGTCGCAGGCCGCACATCTGGAACGAAGCGTGCGGCTGGAGGTCAAATGAGTACCCGTTCCGACCGCGAGCAGCGCGCCCGATCATTCGCTATGCAGAAACCCCCGGCCGCACGCTGCAAGGACTGCGCGACCATCTGCGGCTGTCCGGAGTCGAGCACGAAAGCTGGTTCCCGCTTTGGGCGATGGAGTACGGGACCCTGACAAAAAGTGCGATTGCGCTTCTCATATACACCGCCATGCTCGCCGCCGCAGAGGAGGAGCGCCGTGGCTGACCTCGACCTGAACGAACTGGAGCGGCTGGAGAAGTCCGCGACTCCGGGGCCGTGGGAAGGCCCTTGGGGGGATACGCACACTGTCGCCGCATTCGAAGGTGAGTTGAACGAGCACTCGTTGACCAACGATCCGCGTGGGGATGCATTCCCCGTCACGCAGTACACGCAGCCCAACGACGCCGCCCTGATCGCAGCCCTCCGCAACGCCCTCCCCGAACTCCTGCGCCGCCTGCGGGCGGCAGAGGCGGATGCCGAGCGGTACAGGTGGCTGAGGGACACCGGCTGGCCTGAAGCAATCAAGGAGGGGCTGATGCTTGGGGCTTGGTACGAAGTGGACGACGCCATCGACGCAGCGAGGGGGAAGACATGAGCGACACGCCGAAGTCAGGAACAGAGCTTCTGCGCGAAAGCGGCCCAACCATCGGAGAAGTGATCGAGGAATTGAAGCGCGAGAACGCCGCCCTGCGCGAGCAGGTTGTTGAAGCCAGAAGGTCTACCGACTACTGGAAGGGCGAACTGTATGCCGCCAACACGGAGAACGTCGCCCTGCGAGAGCGCATCGCGGAACTGGAGGCGTATGCGGAGCGGTGGCGCCATTGGATTGCATAACCGACGCAGCGAGGTGCCGCAATGAACTGCCCTAAGTGCAATTCTCCAATGTCCCGTGGTGCGCCTCACGCGCCGGGATACCCGTTCCAGTGGGAATGTAGATGCGGGGCTATCGTGTTGCCGAAGGCGAGGACGCCATGACCGCCCTCGGACCGAAAGCGGAAGCGGCGCTGAAGGATGGGCCGAAGACCAACGGGGAGTCGATACTGGACAGCACCATCGTCGCCACCTATTGCGAAACGCCAGAAGCATTTGCCCGCCGAGTCGCCCTAATCGCGGTGGAGGAAGAGCGGGAGCGGTGCGCTCAGGTGGCCGTTGAAGCGCAACGCTTCTGCACGGACTATTGCGATAGCGCCGCCGCTGCCATTCGGGATGGAAGATGACCGAACTTGTAAGGGTTATTTACAAGTTGTTCTGCAAGATCGGGCTGCACCAAGACGTCTACGGTGCTGGCTGGGTCGAGTTGTCGGACGGCGTAAATGCGGAGTTCGAAGGCTGGCGCTGCGTGTGGTGCGGCAGATGCAAGGGCTTCCCGCATAAGGTCAAGGAGCCGGAATGACCGACGAAGAACTGCGGAAGGTGTATGACGAAGGCTTCGAAGGCGCCGTTGTCGCACAGGAGTCTCACGCCGAGGCGTTCCTTGCCGCCCTCCGCGCCGTGTTCCTCGCAGGGGCGAGGGCGCAGCGGGATGCGTTCGTGGATGAGCTTCTAGAGGCCGACGCTACGTGGTCGGTGAAAGAGGCTCAGGTTCTGGCTGATAACGCCATGCAGCGCGTCGCGCCGCTGGTCGGCGGGGAGAAGTAGATGCGCGAGCGCCCCATCCTGTTCAGCGGCCCGATGGTCAGGGCTATCCTCTCGGGCGCCAAGACGCAGACGCGGCGCGTGGTGAAGCCGCAGCCGCCGATGGGATGCGAGTACATCATCAACGGCGCATACAGCCACGCACTCTGCCGCAGTATCGAGAATCCGGACCTGTGGGTGCCGCCGACTGCGCGCAGCACAGATCACCGTTTGCCGTGTCCCTGCGGCCAGCCCGGCGACCGGCTGTACGTCAAAGAGAGACACGAGTTCGTCAACACCAACGAACACGGAGTTCTTCAGTGCCTTTACAAGGCGGATGACGCGCTGCGCGATATGTTCGATGCGCCATACGTACCGAAGATGTTTCGGGGACGGCCACCCATCTGCATGCCCCGCTGGGCCTCCCGCATCACGCTGGAGATCACCGAGATCCGCGTCGAGCGGCTGAACGAGATCGGCGAGGGGGATGCGAAGGCCGAGGGAATAGTCCCGCACAGAAAAGGAGGCTGGTGTTGGGAGCAGCCACCCAAAGGAATTGAAGGCACAAACCACTTTGGCGCAAAGACTGCGCGAGACGCATATAGCGATCTTTGGGAGTCCATCAACGGCCCCGGCTCGTGGGAGCAGAACCCCTACGTGTGGGTCATCGCATTCAGGCGCGTCGCGCCGCTGGTCGGCGGGGAGGGGTGATGCCCAAGCTAATTGAGTACGTTTCTATCGGCATTTGCAGCGGATACGGAGACGGCGATTTCCGAGTAAGTGCGTCCGTGTGCGACCTTTCTCCTGCGGACTACAACGAACTGAGGTTGGCGTTCATGGGTGCTATCGGCGCGATGGAGGGCATGCGCCGCAGGCACAGTGAAATTGTCGCTGCTGCACAGCAGAAATCTGCCGTTAGCGTCGCGCCGCTGGCGGGGGAGGAGAAATGATCGAGCTTAGGTGGGTGTCGCGGGAACTCTCTAATCCGGCTGATGGCACAAGTCAGGTGATGCATGTGCTTCAATATCGTCAGTGGCTCATCCGACTTGATGCTGGTGGCGCGATTACCCCAACTCCGCTACCTGTGGAGTGGACGCCGTGGCATGACGTCCCCACGGTGAGTGAAGAGTGATCCTCACTCTGCGCGAGGCAGCCGATAGGCTCCGAGTCTCCGAGCGCACCTTGGAGCGCGAGATCGCCGAGGGCCGTCTCGCCGTCCTGCGCATCCGCTCCCGCCGCTTCGTTGCGTCGGACGAACTTGACCGCTACATTCAAGCCTCTCAGGAGGTACGGTGTCCGTCCGCAGAGTCGGTAAACGCTGGCAGGTTCGCGTCCGCATCGGCAGCGGTCAGCGCGTTGAGCGCACTCTACCCCGCACTGCCACCCACGCCGACGCAAGGGCGCTCGAGACTCAGATCCTCCGCGCGCAGGTGGACGCCGCGATTGGTAGGCCCCTGATGGGGTCTAGATGGGGAAAACTACAGGAGCGCCGCTTCGACCTCCCGGCGCAGCACCAGACCCGGAAGAACTCGACCCCCTCCCCTGACCCATCGGCGCAGTTCGTGGCGAGCGGAATCCCAATCCTCTGCCAGCAGCCTGCGGCGTAGGGTGGATCCGCGAAGGGCCGCGGTGCCGCAGTTGTAGGCGAAGTCCGCGATTGCGCAGAGGCGTTCACCGTCCAGCCCTGGGCACGCCGCCATCGTCTCCCGGGCGAATCGATGGGCCTCGATCTCGAGGCGACGGTCGGCGTATTCCTGCGTCCACGGTCTGCCGGGGAACACGTCAGGCCCCGTAGATCCCCAGCCGCACGTCCACACGCCGGCCGGGCAGATGTAGGGGGTCAGCCGGCAGCCCTCGAATCGCCGGATCAGCGCGTAGAGCGTGGCGAGGTCGGTCACTTCCCGCGCTTCGCAAGCTCGCGGCTGGCGAAGAAGAACCCGAGGATGGCCCCCATTAGTTCGCGGTCCCATTCCCCCGGAATGAACCCGGCCTGCACGAGCGAGAAGAGCCACAGACCGAGCGCCACGGTAGCGGCTGCGGGGCGGATGGTGCCATTCCAGGCATCTACCCACTTGATGCCGGTTGGCTTCTGCGAGTTCTTCATCGCCTCTACGAAGGCTTGCGCCTCGAGTTGCGACACGGCTGCGTCCGCCACTACCTTCACTTCCTGCACCTTGAGGTCGGCCTGAAGGCGCACGCGCTCCATGTCGCGGGCGTGGCGCGCGGCCTCCATGTCGGCCTCAAGCTTGAGGCGCTCGATCTCGTGGGCGTGTTCCTGCCGCTTGTTTGCCCACGCCGCGATTTCCCCCCAGATCATCCGGAAGGCCGAACCGCCTAGGAACGAGAACAGCGCGGAGAGAATCATGGTCTAGCCCCTTCTGGTTTCCGGTTGCACGATCATCCGCAGGATCTCCTCGATCTGCCGCCAGATGGGTGAGGGAACCACCTTGCAGCCGGTGGCCTCGCAGGCTTCCCGCAGTTCGGCGTCCTGCTCTGCGGTGAGGTAGCGCGTAGAGCATCCCGCGAGCATGAAGATAACGAGGGCCGCGATTGTCGCCCATGCCGCCCAGCCGATCATCCGTTCTTCACGCGAGGGGCGTTCCATCAGTCGCCCGCCCGGTGATGGGTTCTCTGCTGCAGGAGGATGTTCATCAACTCGCGGTGACGATGCTCGCCGTCCCTGCCGATCTGCTCGATCTTGTCGTGCAGGGTGATGATGTTGTCACGCGATTCGCGGCGGTTCTGCTCCCACTCCGTGCGGTCGAGCTTCCCATCTACCTTGGCGTCCACGGATGCAATCCCATTCTTGATGTCGGCAATCTCTTCGTCGTGCTTGTCGATGACGCGATGAAAGAGCCATCCCCCGATTGCCGTAACGGCAGACGCCAGAGCGCCGAGCACCATGCCGCCGTACTTAACCAGCGCCCCGGTTTCCTCGACGGGCGCAGTCATTTCACCAAGCGCGCCCGCAGCGCGTCTTGCTTCGCGCGCCATTCCGCGATGCGCGCCGCGTCGCCCTCGATCAGCGCGCGGATGGCCTTGCGTTCGTTCGCTTCCAGTTCCCGCACGATGGGCGCGTTCTGCTCGTCCTTCGTGGGGGCGTATGGCGCCGGCACGTTCCCGGCCCGGAACCAATCCGAGAACGCGCGCACGTCGTCGCTGTCGGGGTCGAGGTACACAGGACCGTTGTTCCACTCGATGGGTAGGGTAGCGTTTTCCTTGGTGCGGACGACACGCCCGAACTGGTTAACGTGGTAGGTCATTACGTCATCCTTGAGTCGAGGGTGATGTGAAGTAGAATTTTTTGTCCCGCACCGTCGCCAGCTACCTGCGGGTTCGCCAGCGTGACGATGAAGGAACTCGGGTTGATAACGGGCACCCCGCTATCGAGGCCCGTCGAGTTGTTCTGCCAGTTCGCGCTTGAATTCGCTGTCCCGTATGTCGTACCCGTTCCTGCGGTACGCATTTCCACTGGTAGCGTGAGCGTCATTGCGTAGCCGGTCGTTGTCCCGGCCACTTGGGAGTAGTAGAAGATTGCGCCCGTCTGTCCTTGGTTCTGCGCCACTGCAGTGCCGACCGGGAATGTCTTGTAGAAGTACCGCTGCAGTCGCAGGCGCTTCAGGGCGCGGTTGACTCGTTCGAATGACGTAACGTTGCGCCCCTTCTCGACTTGCAGATCCATGATGTAGCCGACGTTCGTGTTGGCCGACATGAAGTTGGCCTGCGCGCTCGTCGTGAACAGGTTGGACGCGCTCCACGCCCCCGCAGTGCCTTGATAGTCCGTCCCGGCCGCGAGGCAGAACCGCACCCGCAGGCCGGTGGCGTTCGTCGTCAGCCATGTCCCGCTCGTGTCCAGCGTCAGCGTCACCGACTTTGACTCACGGGTGGACGCCACCAGTTGCGTCACCGTTCCAACATAGGTGCGGTTCGCCGCCGAGTTAGACACGGACACACCGTAAGTACCTGCTACGTCCATCTTCATGTCGAAACTGATCGTGATCTGATCTGCGGACGAAAGCCCCGCATTCAGGTCCGCCGAGTCGTATCCCTCGATGGGGAATCCCGCCCAATAGAGGTCCGTCGCGCCGATGGACGAATCCGCCACCGTGCAAGCAAGCTTCATCGCAAAGAGGTTGGCGTTGTCCGGGTCCGCAACCCGCTGAATCGTGAACGTGCCCGCTCCCGCCGCCGATCCCCTAACGCAATCCATCGCGTGCGCCGTCGTCGCGCTGAACGTGTACGCCGACCCCTCGTTTACCTGATCGATCGAGAAGTCCCCGTTCGCGTACCTGTTCTTGAACGCGATGCTGGGATTCGCCAGCGTCATCAGCGTGCCGTCGCCGATGATCTCGAACACCGGAGTAGCCGCAGTGACGATGACCTGAACCGGGACACCCGAGCGCAGATCCCCTCCCCGCAGCGCCTTCCCGGCAAGCTGTACCGCCCCGCCGCCAAGCGAGTCCACGTTCAGCGTCACCGCCCCCGTGTTGTCGGCGGCAGGCGTGAAGTAGAAGGTATTGCCGACCGTGTACGCGGTGAGGGATGCCCCAGAGCTTCCCGTGATCGTGTTCGTCCCCGACACCGAGGTCAGGGCGTAGGCGTCCGAGGACGTGGACACGTAGCCGATCCCCGACACGTCATCCACCGTGCGAACGTCCACCCCGGCAGCGGTCTTCAGCAGGAATTTCGTTTCGCCCGATTGCAGCCAGATCGGGTTGTCCGACTCCCCCCTGGCGTTCAGGACGATGGGATTGGCTTGCGCAGACGACCCGGCCTGCGACGTGTAGGTGGCCTTGGGGGTGGTGGTCCCCGCGTCGTAGGTGTAGAGCAGCCACCCGGATGCCGGGTTTCCATTCGAGTCAAGCGTCACCCCGTTGAAAACGGGGCTGAGGTACACCGCGGGCATGGGCTACTCCGTGGGGTTGATTGCTGTCGGAACGGGGCGTACCCTTCTCGGATGCGCTCCCTCCTGCTTGTGTGCGTATTCACGCTCGCCGGCTGTATCGCCACCGGCTCGTCAATCGTCGTCGGCACCGTCCGGCCAGAGACCAAGCCGGAAGCGGTCAAGGTGCTGCTCAAGCCCCCGACCAGCTACGAAACCATCGGGCTGGTCGAAGCCCTCGGCTACGACTCGGGGGACAAGCAGACGACCACCGACCTAGCCCTGAACGAACTCAAGGCGCAGGCCGCGAAACTCGGAGCGAACGCGATCCTGCTGCTGGATACCGCGAATCAGCAGGCGTACTCGGGCAGTTACAGCCGCTTCACCGGCTTCACGATGGGACAGTCGAATCGCGTGGCGATGAAGGCCGAGGCGATCTACGTCCCGTGACTTGGGTTATCGCCCTGCTGCTGCGCCAGCTGGCACTGATCGCTATGGCGTTCGTGTTCGCCTGTGCGATCTACTCCGTGAGGCGATGGATTCCTGATTGCTGGGTGAAGCGGCTACTGCTGTACGAGATCACGAAGCGCAAGACCGCCCGCCGCTGACGCACCGGGGATGGCCGCTCTGACGGCGGGGTTCCACGCCACTAGATCGGCAAGCGTCAGCATTTTGCCGGGTCCGTAAGACGGACTCGCCAATGCGTTCTGCACCGGACCGGATAGCGCGATATTCCGAGCCGCAGGACGCGCGGCAGCGAGCGCGGCGAACGCAGGATTGACCGCGCCGCCGCCAGCGCCAAGAACAAGATCAGTCAAAGTGAACATCGGCACAGATCCCATCGTGCCGGCGTCTTGCGCGGCCTTCGGAAAGGCGTTCGCAAACCTGGCAGCAGTGGCAAGCTCGCCTTCGAGCGGTGCGCCGCGATTCAATGCTGCCGCGAGTTTCCGAGCGGACACGTTTCCGCCACCCTCAAGAATCGCGTTTTCCACGGTGTACGTCTTGGCGATCAGTCTGCGCGCATCGCGGAAATTGCTTATCAAGTTCTGCGGCGCACCGTTCAGAGACAGGTTGCGCTCGGCAAGATCCTCAAGCAATTCCGCCGCCTTCATCTGCGCCTTACCGAGCGCCGACTTGCCAACGTCACCGCCTGCGCGCTCGGCAGCGTTCAGGTTTGCTTTAGCCATCTCGCGAAGGTTCTTGATGTCGGATACTAGCGCCTGACCGCTCCAAGCCGGATTCGCGCGCAGTTCAGACATTAGGCCATTGATAGCGTCGTCCGCCGGGTTGCTGGTGACGCCCCCCAGCTTGTTTCGAGCAAGCGCATTCACTCCGCGCTCGAATTCCTGATCCCACAAGACGCGGGGAAGCCCCTCAACCGCTTTGTAAGCCTGCGCAGCCTCTGCGCGGACCGCCTTCATGGTGGCCTCGTTGATCGGTGCGTCATCAGCCAACCCGAGAGCCTTGCGTGCGAGATCGTTGGTCACGGACTGATTTCTAGACGATGCGGTCTGCGCGACATTGGCTTTGTTCGACAGACCCTCAAGGCTGCGCGAGAGAACGCCGCCACCGGCTTGCGATGGCGGGACAACGTAACCTGCCTCACGTCCGGCCGCCAGCGTGGTATCCCGCGCAGAATTGGCCGCCGCCACACGTTGGGCGTCGTCAATGGACTCCGCAGTCTTTCTGCCGATCAACTGAGCTACCTTCTGCCCTACGACCTGACCGGCCGCCCCAGCTCCAGCACCGACTGCCATATTTAGAAGTCGTGATTCGTCTTGCGCCACCGGCTGCACGGCCCCGAGGCCAGCGCCGATTGCCGTTGCACCACCGACTGAGGCGGCTCCAGGGATCGCCGCTGTCATGGCGACATTCCCGAGGAGGTTCCCCGTCACGCCGCCGCCGGTTTTCATCAGCGGCGCATCGAGCTTTCTGGATTCGTCAATCTCGGCCTGCACCTTCTCGGGGTTTAGTGCATCAAGGCGATTGAGCAGCGGGACGTTTGACGCGATCTGTCGAAGCCCTCGGCCAGCGTCCACAACTGCCTTCCCCGCTCCGGCTGCCACGTTCTCCATGAACGAGCCGGTAGGGTCCGCAGGCTTCTCGGGAGCCTTGAGGATGTACCCGTCACCGCCGGAAGCGGCAGGCGGACGCAGGATGTACTCAGCCATCGACGCGCACCCAGCGTTTCCCGTCGCTCTTGTAGGTGATGCCGGATTTCGGATCTGTGGCCGTGTAGCCGTTGTGCGATGCGGGGTCAGGGAGATCCTTCACCACGCGCTCGGCGGAAGCCGCAGGTTTCGACTGCTTGACAGACGGCTGCCCGGTGAAGATGTCCTCGGGGCTGTACCCGCGCTTCTCCGCAATGCCCTTGTACGTGGTCTTGGCGGCATCGTAGGCCGTGCCCATCTCGCCCACTCGCACGTCCAGCATCGAGGTCAGTTCAGCCCTTTGCGTGGGCGTCAGGCGCCCGTTTCCGGAGAGGTAGGACAGGTAGCCCTTCACCCGTTCGGCAGGCGACCCGGACTTGATGACGAGGCTCATCTCGCCCTCGCGCACCACCGAGCCGGGGTCGAGGATCTTGCCGACACCGTAGATCAGTGCGAAGTCGCCGGCCGGCGTGTTCGGCGCATCCTTCGCCGCGTTGATGATCGGCACGACTTCCTTGAAGTTCTTGACCTCGGGCAGCGCGTTGAATTCCTTGCGGAGATTGTCCGCATCCTCCCTCGCCTTGGAGGGGTCGGCCCCGAGAGGTTTCCCACCGCCGAATTCGTTGCCACCTACCATGACAGGAGAAGCGGTCCCGGTGCGCGTGTTGACGACCATTCCGCGCCCGGAGTCGAACGAAACACCGGCATTCGCTTCGGTCGCCTGATTGTGCCGTCGCGTCTCCGCGTTGCTCGCCCATCCCCGTGCAGAGGTGTCCTTCTCGCCGGGGGTCATGGTCTTGGTCATGGACTGCCCGCGAATCGCCGGGTTCGTCAACGGGTTCATGTCCACCATCTGGATGGTGCCGCCGATGTCCACTTCCTTCATCTTCGGCACCATCAGATCCTCGGCCTTCAGGACTTGCGCCTGCACCCATGCCGGGTCGAACCTCGTCGGCACGTTCTGCGCCGCGCGCATCGCGATGTCCCTGAACTGCGGGGTCACGAACATCCCCGCCCGCTGGATCGCCTCGTCCCTGTACTGCGCGAGCGTGGCATCGTCGCGGATGAGCGGCAGTCGCTTGCGGGATTCTTCCAGCAGAGCGACCATGTTCTCGCGGTCCGTCTTCAGGAGGTCGGCCTTGTTCTTGTCGGCATCCTGATAGAACTTGAGAGCGGCCTGATACGCCTTCGGGCTTCTGGCAGCGAGATCCGATAGCCGACCTCGCGGATCTTCTCCCGGCCCCAAGCTTCCGTAGAACGCCTTGACCGCATCATCTTCGGCCATGTCCTGCTGCAGTTTCTTAAGCTGCAGATCCCCTACCTGCCCTTCGCGCTGAAGCTGCGCGAGCTTGGCAACCGTGAGGTACTGCTGCGCAGGGTCGGCAACCGGGGCCGCTCGGCTCAGGTTATAGATGCTGGCGTCAACGGGCATCGCTCACTCCTGTCCGTAGTAGTTCGCCATCGGGTTGCGGTATCCGCTCATCCACGAATTGCCGCCCCCGGTGTTCGTCATGTTCCTGCGCAGAAGGTCGTTCAGCATCAGCGTGTTCCCCGCGTTCGCAAAGCCCGTGCCCATCGCGTTCGCCCCCGCGAGGATCGAAGCCCCCCGGGCGTTCCCCGCCGACGTGTACAGGTTGCCGATGTTCCCGGCGATCCCCGCAGCCGTGTTCGCGTTCTGCTGCCCCACCTGATTCAGATTGTTCGTCACCCCCGTCCCGAATCCCGCGAGGCTCGAAAGCGTCCCCATCCGCGAATTGCGCTCGCCTAGCGCGCGGTTGTAGCGATCGGTGGACTCCCCCGCCCGCGTGGCGTACCTGTTCCACGCCCGCCCCGTGGCGAGGTTGGACAGGTTCAGGTTTCGGTCAAACGCCTGGTTGGCGATGTCGTTGGCGTTCAGGTACTCGGTAAACGCCCGGTTGTAGTCGTCCGCCGAACGGCTGTACCTGCGATCTTCTTCGCCCTGCCAGCGGTCATAGCCGGTGCGGTCGCGCTCGAGCCAGCGGTCGTAGCCCGTGCGGTCGCGCTCCAGCCACCGCCCATAGCCGCGGTCATACTCGTCGCTTGCGAGGTTGCTGGCGTACTCCGCAGCCGCCCGGATGGCGTTCCCCCCGAGCATCCCCTTGCCGCCCGCGGTGAGGTTGTTCTCGACCGCCCGGATGCCCTCGTTCTTGCGGAACTCGTACCCCGGATCGGCTTGGAAGTTGAACGCGGTGGGGGTGTAGGTCGTGGAGGTCGGCGCCGGGTTCAGCGAGAAGCCCGGTAGCGTCTCGTAGGGACGCGACAGGTCGGACAGCCGCATGGTGGCAGCCGGTTCCATGCCTGCCGCGCGCATCGTGTCCTGACCACCCTGAGAGGTCGCCTGCGGCCCCTGACGGAACCCGGAGGACACGAGAAGGTCGCCGATGTTCCCGCCCCCGCGAATCCCGGCAGCGTAGGTGTTCACCATGCCGTCTGTGATGTCCGGAGCGTCCTGCCCGGCCGCACGGAGGCGGGACTGCTCGCCCACCAGCGCCCCGCGCAGGGCGTCGTAGTCGCCCGGATTGATGCCCCGCAGCGTGTCGGCGAAAGTGTCGGTGCGGGCCGCGCCAGTGGAGTCGAACCGCGCGCGAGGATCGGCCCCGCCTGCGAACGAACTGGAGGCGCGGCCCATGTCGCCCACCGTCCCCACCACCTGCCCGCTATTGCCGTCCACCGCCCCCGGCCGGCGGAACGCCCCCGGGCCCTGATACGTGGGCAGCGGCGCATCCTCTGGCATCGCCCCCGGTCCTTCGTAGGGGATGTCCGTGAAGAACTCCCCGATGCGGCTTTCCCGCGCCGACACGTCGTTGATGCGGTCGTTCACCACCTGAAGCTGCTCCGGGGTGAACTGGAAGCCGCCGAACTGCATCAGTTGGTCGGTGCGCGCCTGAATCTGCTGGGGGGTGGCATTGGCCCCGAGATCCGCACGGGCCTGCGCTGCGGCCTGCTGCGCGGTGAGGCGACGCGCCCCAAGGGACTGCCCGAGCGCGGAGTAGATGCCAGAGGAAATCTGCGAGCGCGTGCGAGGCGTCACCCCCACCCCGAGCAGGTTCCGTAGTTGCCCGATGGCGGACGCCCCGAGATCGCGAGCAGCCGCCGTGTCCTCGCGGGCAAGGTCGTACTGCCGGCGGTTCTCGGCCAGCGCCTCGCGCTGTACCTGCGCTGACTGGTCGGCGGACTGCTGCTGCGCCGAAGATGCGTTCTCGGCAGCATCGGCCTGCATCAGCCCGCCGAGCACGGACGCGCCGGCCGAGAACAGGGTGCTCGCGCCGATGCTCCCGATGTCAGCGAAGGCGGGCTGTCCGTTCATCCGCGGCGGCAGAACGAAGCCATGCTCCGCAGCCATGCTCCGCATCATGTCGCGATTCATTGGAACCTCACCATGTAGCCGTCCTGTTGAATTGGCCGCAGCCCGAGTCGCGCCGTGAATACCATCGCCTTGTCGTTCCTCGCGTCCACCAGAGCAAGGGGCCGATCTCCCCACTCGCGCAGGATCGCCCTGACCGCCCCACGAGTCGCCCACTTCCCGCGGTACTCGGCGGCAATCCCGATGTGCCCGATGCTCCCCTCGAACACCGCCGCCCCGATGGGCTCACCGTTCACGTAGAAGCTGAGTACCTTCATCCCGCGAACACGGTCTGCAAACTCCTCGAAAGTTGTCTCGCCGAGCTTTTCACGGATGCAGGGGACTTCCATGCTGGCATCGAATGCCGCCCGCAGCCCGCCGTCGTCAAGCCGCGCTTCGGTCATGAGTAGTTGAACACCGTGACACGGTACGTCGCGGAGGCGGGATCAATCGGCGCGGCCGTGATGTTCGTGGCGCTCACCGTCACCGTGTCCGTTGCCGACACGTATGCCTGAAACACGATCCCCGAAGTGGGGGCGGCAGGAAGCCCGAGCGCAACGCTGTCGTTCGTCGTCGCCCCCGTCACCGTCACCGTCAGGGTGCCGGTGGCCGCCGCGTTGATAGAGCCGAAATCGAGCGTCGCCGTTGCCGTCAGGATGTTGGTCGGCGCAATCGCGTTGATGGCGCGGCGGATGTTGTTCAGGAAGATCAGCCATGCCATCACGAACGGCGTAGGACCGTCCCGCGTCACTACCGGAGGAGTCTCCGGTACGTTGCCGACGTTCATCTGATGCTCGCCCCGAGGATCGCCCGCTTCACCGGATCGGTCACGCGAAGCTTGAACGTCCAGTCGCCGTTGTAGGCCGTCCCCAGCCGTCGCCACACCGCACGGGTGCGCGTCTCGCCGATGGCGCCCATGCTCACCCAGCGTTCATTGCCCCACGTCTTTCCTCCGTCCTTCGACACCTGGAGCATAATCTGCGGGTCAGACCCCTGCCCCGTCGCGATCCCCACGCCACGGTCGATATCGACCTGTAGCTCGTTGATCGATACATGCTCGTAGTCCTTGCGCGTGATCTGGTGGCGGCTCACCAGTTCGAACGCGATGGTCTCGCCGTTCTCGGCGTAGAGGTCCGGATCAAGCTGGTACAGTTTCCCGTTCGTGTAGTCGGCGGCAATGATCTTGTCATTGAACGCCCACGCCTGCTCCAGCCGGCTGCGATCAAGCCCCGCCGACTTCAACCGCGAGAACTGCCCGGTCGCGCCATCGAACAGCCACGAACGGTCGGCAGTGGGGAAGTTGATCTGATAGAACGGGTGTCCGTTCAGCCGGTAGGAAAACGCCGTCGCATCCGACCGGACACCGTACCCGGTGATCTCGCGCTCCCAATCGTCGTCGGAAACCCGGCTGATCCCGTAGCCGTTGCGCACCCCGAGGATCGCCTGCCCCAGCCGGTTCTTCATCAGCCCTATCTCGCCGTTATCCCACGGCGCAAGACTCAGTGAAGCGGCAAGCCCGAATTCCACGTTGGCCCCACCTACACGGGCATACGGGAATCCAGCCCCCCCGACGTTCTGCCAGAACTCGATGGTCTGCTCGCCGTACAGAATGACATTCGAACCGTCGCAGTGAACGCGAACGATGGCATCAGGCGATCCCTCTGCGGTGGCGAAGTTCAGCGCCCCCCACGACGACGCATCGTAGGCGTCCGACCCGTACCAGTCATTAGTGCCGGGGTCGTTCACCATGATCCGGCCGTCTAGGAACCCGGAGGACGTAGCCCCCGGGAAGTCGGTGTCCGTGATCTGCGCGAACGCGCCAGAACTCGGCGTGTAGACGAAGCCATACGCCCCGTCTCCGATGAACAACTGCGTCCCGTTGTCGGTCATCGTCACCCGGCGCTGCGTCGCCGTGATGGTCCCCAGCGACGACGACAGCACGCCGGCACCCGATACCCGGTACAGACCCGTCCCGATGACGATGTAGAGGTAGTCCCCGAAAACGTGCCCCCCGCGGATGGGAGAGGCGCCCGTGTTCACGAACAGCGAATTGCCGGGCGTTCCGAGGCAGACAATCCGCGTCTTGTCGTCCTCCGGGCGGAATTCGAGGTAGCAGTTCGTGCGTTCCTGCGCGCTGACGTTCTTGACGCTCGAGGCCAAGCCCACGCCGAGGAACGGGACGACAGCCATCTAGCCGTCCGTGTACACGTTGAGCGGGAAGCGGTTCATCAGCACCCCGCTGTCCACCTGCATCACGTTGGCTGGAGCGTTCAGCCGCTTCAGCACCGCCTTGCTGGACATCGCCCGCGCCACCACCCACGGCGGGAGACTGGCAGCCGCCCCGAATTCCGGCGCGAAGGATACGGCAAGGTTGAAGGCGAGCATGTCCTCATACCCGGGCGGAAGCGACACATCCGTGGTCAGGGCAGAGAAGGACTGCAACTGCTGCCACGAATCGATGTACACCGTGAGCGTCTGACTCGGCACCGGATAGGCGTACATCGTCGCAAGGGGGTAGGCGGGGTCGTAGAACACCACCTGCGGATAGGATGAGGTCGTGGCCTTCACGGGAATCGCGTCGTACAACTGCCGGTCGCGCAGGATCTCGACGGGATGATCCACGTTCGAGGAATCCCGGAAAAACACGTTCTCCACCCGCTGCGGGCGAGTGATGGCGATGTTCCCGCCGGTTCCCACGGTGCGCGAGGCGTTGCCGGATGCCCACGTAGCCGAATCCTGCCGGATGGCGTAGACCATCAGCCGCTCGTTCCACAGGGCGTCGAGCAGCGCGTTCAGCGCCGTCAGGCCGTCCGCGGACTCGTCGGCGGATGGCGTCTCCCCGACACCGATGACGGACGACAGCCGCATCGCCCGCTTGATGATGTCGAGAGAGGTAGTCACTTACGCCACCTTGCGGGGACGCCCCGGCCCGCGCTTGGGCTGGATTCCCGGGGTGTCGAGCGTCTTCACCAGCGTCTCGTCCTTCGCCGCGAAGTGCGCCCGGTCTCCGGTCTTGGCCTCGTACTCGCGATCGATCAGCGCGCGGTCGGACGACTGCTTCGCCAGTTCCTGCTTCACCACCGCCTCGATGAGTTGATCTTGCGTCATGTGGATCTTGGCGGGCGAGTCCACCGACCCGAAAGCCGCGGTAGAGATGTGCGGATCCGGGCGATTCGGCTCGGTGTCGAACACCTTGCCCATCGGGTATTCCCGGTGATAGAGCATCGTCCTCATGCTGCCTCCCGTTCATCCGCAACCACGGGCTGCGGGATGTCGATTCGCCATTCGGATTTCCAAGCGGCCTCGCCGTAGTGCTCCAACTCCACGCCCTGAACGGCGTAGATTCCGAAGCCGCACTCCTGCACTCGGCGGCAGAACGCGATGTCCTCCCCGAGGAAGAAGTTCCCCTTCCTGCCGCACGGGAAGAGGTCGTGAATCCTCCCGTTCGCCTCGTCCTCGAACCACTCGTCCGGCCACGTCTGCACCATCTTTTCGATGACGTGACGCCTGACGCGCATGAAGCCCGCCGGCCCGTACTGCAGGCGGATCAGCGAGTCATCCTTCGGATGCCGCTCGATGGGATCGAACATCAGCGCCGGGTATCTGACATCCTTCGGCACCTTCATCCTGTAGAGCGCCATCACCACGTCGGCATCCGCCCGACACACCGCGAGGGTCGCGGCAGAAGTGAAACCGATGTCTGCATCCACGTAGAGCAGATCCTCGGCCCCGGAGTCGAGGAACCGCTTGGCGAGCGTGCTTCTTGCACGCCCCACGAACGCATCATGCGGGATGACTTCGATGGCCACCCCTACCCCCAGCTTCGCGCACAGGTGCGTCGTCTGCGCGAGCCCCTGAGCGGTCCGGAAGTGAAGTTTCCCGTCGTAGGTGGGAATGCCGATGAAGAGCATCAGGCGGCCTTCCTATCTGCCGCCATCTGCTTCACGATGGCAAACGCCTCCGCAGGGCTCATCTGTGCAGCCACTCCATGCTGGCGCTTCAGGTGCGCGTCAAGGTCGCCCTCGTAGCAGTGGAATCCCCAATGTCCGATCTTGATGTTAGGGTCGATCCACAATTGCCCGCCGATGTCCCGCCACCGCCGGCAGAACGCCATGTCTTGGCAGTGGACAACGCCATCAGCGATCATCCGGGAGAAGAACTGCACCTTCACGCCATCCGGTTCTTCGCTGCGGAGGTCGGGATAGGCATCCGCCCACAGACGCAGCGCGGGGATCTTGATCCGCATGAAGCCCGCCGCCACGCGCTCGGCCTCGAGCACTCGGGGAACGCCGTCCGCTCCCAGCTTTCCTACCGGGAGGCCATCTTCGTACTTCAGGCTCCCTACGTACTCGCCCCAATTGTTCTTCATCCGGTACGCCCCGCCGACGATCTCCTCGGGGTGCATGATGAGCCGCACCACGGCCTCGGCATCCCACGACTCGTCCGAGTCGATCAGCAGGACATCGGTGAAGTCGTCACGCTCCATCAGTTCGGTGAGCGTGTTGTTCAGCGCCCGCTCGATGTGGAAGTCCGAGGGCCGCATCAGGTAGTCCCACTTCACCCCCAGTTCCGACAGCACGCCCAGCGTCGTGGCTAAGCTGCGGATGTAGGGCGCGTAGGCGAGATGCGAGTAAAACGACGTGAAGATTGCCAGTTTGCCGCTGTAGTCGAGTTTCATCCGTCCCTTTGTCCTGCGCTCACCGGAGCGCACGAAAAAGGGGCCGAAGCCCCTGAACTGATTACGAGGACGCGGCGAGGCCGACGTTCTCAAGGCAGGTGATGATCGCGTTTACCGCAGTCACAATCGCGTCCGCCTGTGCGGCCGTGGTGTAGCCGTAGGCGTTCGTGGTCGAAGTGGCTGCGGTCGTAGCTACCGAGGTGAAGGTCGCCGCCTGCGACACCGGAGCGGTGCCGTAGAAGCCAAGCTTCGCGCCGGATTGGCCGACCACAACGCCATCCGATTCCTTGTTGTTGCCGATGTACTCGTAACGCGGGTTGGTGCCGGGAAGTGCCATGATGTAGTGCTCCTGAGAAAGAATTGCTACAATTAGCCCCCAACACTCTTGTTATTGGGGCGCCTATGGACGATCTTCTAAAGCGATTTGGGCTGGTTCACCACGAAACAGAGACCACTAGGCGCCACGAAGGCAAGAAGTTCTCGCGCCTTACGGTGTTGTCCATCGGAAAGCCGGTCAATTCCTACCGCTATACAGCCGTCTGCCGATGCGACTGTGGCAAAGGGCCGTTCCCGGTAAGAATCGACAAGCTGACCTCAAGACACACTCGTAGCTGCGGCTGCTTGCAACTGGAATCCGCCACCACCCACGGGATGCATAAGCACCGGCTTTATCCGGTCTGGCGATCCATGATGGAGCGTTGCTATAAGAAGAAGAACAAGCGCTTCTCTTCCTATGGCAGTCGCGGAATTTCGGTCTGCAAGCGCTGGCACGACGTTGCCAACTTTATTGCCGACATGGCGCCTTCGTACCGCAAAGGACTTCAGCTAGACCGCCGCAACAATGATGCCGGTTACTCGCCTGAAAACTGTCACTGGGCGTCTTTTGCCGAACAACAGAGAAACAAGCGAAGCAACATCAACATCACTATCGGCGGCAAAACTAAAACTCTTGCTGAGTGGTGCTCTGACTTCGGAATCCGCTACCAACTTGCTTGGGAACGGATCAAGGTGCAAGAATGGGATGCAGAACGAGCGCTCCGCACCCCACCTAGATAACTTAGCCCCAAACGCTCATCCCCACACCCTACATGCAAGTTCCGGGTAGGTGGCGACGTACCCGTAGAGCACGTCCGAGCGGGTCGGGAACGTGTCGTTGGTGATGTCCGCCCCCTGCCAGATCCGCATCGAGATGCCGTCCAGCATCTTCCGCGAGGCGATCTCCGCTGCCTTGGGCATCTTCAGGTCCGCCGTGGCGAACGTGAAGGCGTCCTTGTGGAAGATCAGGTTCTGCGGGTAGACGTTGGTGCTGGTCGTCCCGTAGAACGTCACCGCAGCGTTGTTCGCCGGCAGGGCCGACACGTTCTGCAGCGCCCCCGAGGTCGGCCCGTAGATGGGCGGATCGATGTTCAGCGTCGCCTCGTTGCCCGCCGCCGTCGCATCCGCCGTCACCACGAACTGCTTCAGGTAGGTCAGCGTGGCCTTCGTCTCGGCGTTCACCGCGTACACCGACCCGATGGTGATGACCTCGCCTTCCTTCACCGTGTCGGTGGCCCCGGCAAAGCCGTCCACCACCACCGAGGTCGCCCCGGTAGCCGGAGTGCCGGTAATGAGCGTGGTCCCCGAGCGCGTGCCCATCGTGACGTTGCGCACGTTCTGGTCGATCGCCCACTTGAGGTCAATCGCCCGCGTCATCACGCCGCTGCGGTACTGGTCCGCAATGGCATCGCCCGCTTGGAACAGACCTTTCAGCCCGTCCACCGTCCGCGCCATCGCCGCCGGGTTCAGGATCGCCGTGCGCTCGCCGTCACGCGGCGCGAGGCTGTCATCCAGAATGGCGTTCGCGTCGCCCCAGACCTGGTAGGTGGCGGGCGTGGTGCCGGGAGTGCCGACCGACTGCGCCACGTCCAGCGTCATGCTGAGTGCGTCGTAGTCGATGGTGGCCGCGAGGACCGACATCGCCGGCTTCAGGAACCGCGAGCTGAAGTTGTCGATCTGCATGGTGAACTCGGCCGAGGTCCAGTCCATGTCCACGCCCTTCTGGTTCGTCACCGGAAGGTTCACGTAGTTCTCGGTGGAGTTCTGCGCCTGCATGACGCGGCCGGTGCGCACGCTGTACTTCGGGGGCTTGCGGATGCGCAGCGTGTCGCCGATCTTCGCGCCGTCCTTCGCGAACTGGTCGTCGTAGCCCTTGTTGACGTTCTTCACGAACGCGAGGTTGCCGTGCAGCACACGGAGCGCCTCGTTCGTCACCATGTCGATGGTGAGCAGGGTGTTTGCCATCTGGTTTTGCTCCTAAAACGCGCCGTCTATCGACGGTGCATGGGTTGGTTTCAACCCCTCCGCTTCGCCAACTGGCGATTGCGCCACTTCACCCACTTCTCCGTATCCTTCGGATCGGGCTCGTCGTCGTCCGTAACCGTCGATTTGCCCCGGACCGGATCGATGGGGGGCGGCGCCTTGGAGGGCTTCGCTTGTGCCTTCGGGATGCCCGTTTCGAGCTTCCAGATTTCCCGCGCTTGCAACCTCGGGTCGAGGCCAGCGATGCGCTCCGCTTCCTGCTTGTTCTTCGCGAGGTGATAGGCGACAGCCGCAGGGTCGTCCGCGTCCATGATCGCGGCGTGCATCGCCTGCGTCATGGGGGCGTCGGACGCCTCCAGCACGTCATCGAAGTCCGCGTACCTCTCCGCAGCCTTCGCAACGCTCGCCTGCCACGTCTCCTGCATCTTCTGCAGTCGCGCGGCCTGCTGCGTCTCGGTGTTGCGCTTCTCCTGTTCCCGGAAGCGGGCTTCCAGCGCCTCGGCGGTCTTCCTCTCCGCGCGCCAGTCGGCACGCGCCTCGAGGTAGTCCTCGTAGGTGCTGAAGTTCTCGCGCTTCGGCTCACCATCTGCGGCCTTCGGCTCGGGCTTGGGCGCGGCAGGCTTGGCTCTGCGGGCCAGTTCCTCCGTCACCTTCAGCCGCGTCTCGATCTCGTCACGCTTTCGCCGTTCCTTGGCGAGCCGCTTCTCTAGGATTTCGTCGAGTTCGGCCTGCGTGAACGTGCGATCCGGCTTCGGGTCTTGCTGCTGAGTCTCGGGAGCCGTTCCCGGTTCAGGTTGCGCGACAGGTGCCGGCGTCGCTGCCGGTTCGGACGCGACTGCGCCCGCCACTGCTTCGGTCATTGAAACTCCCGCGAAGGGAAAGGGCTGTCTACCGACAGTCCGACCCGGGGATGCGCCCCGGTGCGCTTGCTCAGTCGCTAGGACTCGTTGCCGAGGCCGTGAATGCTCCAGTCACCGAGAGGTTCCCCCCGGTGCCGCTGTTCGTGTTGAACGTCGTGTAGGCGTTCTTCAGGTACAGGATCGGGGCCACACCCGTGGGCGTGGAACCGTCCGACCCCAGATCCTCGGGCTTCCCGCCAGAAGTCCGGAACTTGGCGAGGTTCGCCGCCACCGACAGGTCGAGGAACTGCCCGGGCGCGAAGTACACCTCCGCCATCGCGCCGAAGAACTTGTTGCCGCCGGCCGCGGTTGCCCCCACTCCCCAGTCGGCGCCCGTGTAGTCGATGTTGTCGTTCGTAGCCGTCGGACCACCGGCACGATCGGATGCCCCGTTCACGTACATCTGCGTCGTTCCAGCCGCCAGATCCCACGCTGCCGCAAGATGCAGCCACGACGCCGAAGTGGCATACGTGGTAGCCGACAGCATTTCGAGGATCACGCTGGCGGCAGAGTTCGAAGCACGGAACCGAAACACGTTCGCCGCCGTGCGCTGCAGGAAAAACCGCAGCGTGTCGTTGTCTAGCACGTACTGAAGCGCACCATCCCCGCCGTCAATCCTCAGCCACGCCGAGAAAAGCCCGGTCTTGGCGTCCGCATTGCCCGTGAAATCCGCCCCGCGGGTCATGTAGTCGTTCGTGCCGTCGAAGACCGGCGGTGTGTTCACCGAATACGCCTGCGGCCCTCCCCCGGCAGCGTTCAGACGGCCGATCAGCCCGGCCTGCCCGCGGTTGATGCCGAAATTGCTCACGCGAACGGCTGCGCGTACAGGTTGCCGCCGCTGGCGATCTGAATGGCGCTCACCAGCCACGGCGCCCCCGTGCCCTCGGGCACCGGCAGGAACATCGGCGTATTGGCAGGGATCGGCGTGCCGTTGGTCGCCGTCGCCGTCACGCTCTCGCCAACGATCACATAGGCCGCGGTCGTACACCAGACCAGCACGCAGGGATAGTTCGGGTTGAACGTCCCCGTCTGCCCCGCCGTGCCCGTGTAGGCCACCGTTTTTGCCGGCCCCGCAGGGCTGCGAAGCACACTGTGTCTGTCCGCGCTCATTCCATGCCTCCCGTAGGCGCAGGCCCGACAGCACCGGCCAGCAGCGCCGTGTCGTCCTGCGGGGTCAGTTGCACGTATTTCGCCATCACGTCGAAGATGATCTCCCTCACCTTCGCCTCATCCAGCCTTCCAGCCGATGCGTCACGCTTCGCAGCCGACTCGGCCTGCATCCGCTTCGTCTCGGCGTTGAACCGCTCCACTTCCAGCCGCTGCGCTTCCATGCCCTGCTGAAGCTCCTGAATCACGCCCTGCATGGCCTGCGACTGCTGCTGTAGCTGATCGATTACCGCCATCGCCTGCTGCATCTCGGGGGGCTGGTCGTCGTCGTCATTCAGGAGCTTCGGATCCATCGTCTTGCGAATGCGCTCCGCAAGTTCCTCGGCACCCGGCCAGTCCAGGTTCTTCACGAAGAGATCGCCCGCCACCTGCCACAGCGCAGGATTGCCCTGCAAGACCTCGCCCATCGCCGCCGCCGCTTCCTGCCGCTTCGTGGTGAACGCAGGACCGACCACCACCGTCACGTCGTATCGACCAACGCCAGGGTTGTAAATCTTTCGGATCTCCCCGCGCTCGTCCTGTTCCTGCATCACCGGAACCGGCTGCTCCGGGTTGATTTTCACGCGATCGGGCTCGCCATCCTCCCCGAGGATCCGCGCCACCCGCTCGGTGTCGTAAATCTTCGGGATCATGTCCACGAGAATCCGCCCGCAGTGCCGAATCGCACGCGAGAGGTTGTCTATGTAGTGATACGTCCCGACATCTGCCTGCTGCTGGCGGGCAAGAATCGCTTTCCCGCTCTTTTCCTTCGCCTCGGCCCCTAGGCTCGGGTTGTACTGACCGACCACCGATTGCAGATCATCCGCCGAACCAAGCTTGGCATTGATGATCCCGGCCGGCGGCATCGGGGGGGCCTGACGCTCCGGCCTCGGCACCAGCGTCCCGTTCACGTCCGTCGCGTTGTACTCGAGGTAGGCGTAGTTCACGGAATTCGCCGTGCGCCACTTCTCCTCCTGCCCCTCGAATTGCCCCACCGCCCCGACGAAAGGCGCCTTCGGAGCAAGGGCGAGCATTTCCGCTTCCTGACTCGTCCAGTAGTTCACCATCCGCTGCGGATCCTTTGCGTTCCGCACCAGACCGGACACGATGATCTTGCCGTCTACCTCGTACTCGTTGCCGACCACGCGAATCACGGGGATGTACTTGCCGGCCCATTTCTGTTCCTGCAAGACCTCGCACCCGTTCATCTTCGTCCACATCACCTTTCGGATCGTGGTCGTGCGCTCCTTGACCGGAACCTCCCCGGCAAACACTCCGGGCGGGAGATCATCGCCCTCTGCCGATACCTCACCGCTCGCCCACAGGTAGAGCTTCTTCTTCTCGTCCTTGAACCAAAAATACTCGGCGATACGCACCTTCTTCTCGTCGCCGTCAAACCAGCCCTTGAACTCGTCGCCCTGGCCGACCACATCCCACGAGATCGGTTCAGCGTCCGGGTACTGGCGCTTGAAGTCGTCCTCGCTCAGAAGGTCGGAAACGAAGCACCACTCCGCGTCCGCGCCAGCCGGATCCTGAATGTTCGGGTCCATGTCCACCGAGAACGAATTGCGAATCCGGCGGATCAGGATGTCCTGCTCGAAGCTGTCCTCGGTGCAGTAGTCGGTGACGACGCGGAAGTAGCCCTCGCCGTGGATCACCTGGTTCTCGCAGGCCGTGTCGTAGGCCACGTCGGCGTCCGAATTGACCTCGATGTGGCGGATGATCCCGTTCAGGATCTCCGCGACCTCCGGGTCCCCCTTGTCGTCCACCGGGAGAACCTTGCAGCTAGGCCGGTTCTGCCGCTGCTCGTTCGTCACGAGCTTGATGTGCTGCGGCAGCTTGTTGATCGTGAGGCAGGGTCGCGCCCCGTTCTTGTCGTTCATCCGCTTGAAGCGGATCTCGTCGGGCCACTGCCAGCCGTTGTCAGGCGAAGCAGCCGCGAACTTCACGTCATCCATCTGGATCCGGCGGTTCTCAGCCGTGGCGTCTATCGCCTGCCGACGACGGTTGCGCGCCTCGGTCAAGAACTTCTCTTCGGACTTGCTCATGCGCCGAGGAACCCCTGCGGACCACGCGGGACGTGAACGGACCTCTCGCGCTTCTCTGCGCGGTCCTTCTTCACCATCCCCGGAAATAGCTCGCTCATGGCCCAGATGAATGCGTCCGCCCTGTTAGGTGAATCGGCGCCGGTGTAGCCGGCCGTCGTGAATGCGCACAGTTCGTCCTCCAGCTCGGGGAAACTCCCAGCGAACCGGATCTTCCCGCTTTCGTGCAACGCGCTGATCGGCTCGGCCCTGACAGCCTTTCCCCTGCTCGCCGTGACCTCGCGGTAAGGCGTGTTCGGCCTCTGCGTCTGGATCACGTACCGCACCATCGCGCCTCCGAAGTTCTTCTCGCCGACCACCAGATCCGCCTGATGCCGGTCGAACGCGGTTCCGACCACGTTCCCCCACGTCTTCGGGCCGGCCTTGATCGTCAGATCCTCAAGCACGTACCCTCGCCCATCCACGCCGAGTCCAGCCACGATGATCCCGATCTCGTCGTTCGCTGCGTTGTCCTTGTCGTCCGCCCCGCTCGGGTCCACCGCGATCACGATCCGCTGCAGGTCGGGGACTTCATCGCTGCGCCACTTCTCGATGGTCTCAAGCGTCCAAAGCGCGCCCTCTGCCACCTCCGAGAACTCGCCCTCGAGGAATCGCACCCGCATCCGCGCGGGCAGGGCTTCCAGTGTCGCCAGGTAGCCGGGCGGCAGGTTGGCGAGGTTGTCCCGCGGATTCATCTGCAACGCCGCGTAGTCGTCTGCGTTCTTCAGCGGCTGCCCGGTGTCCGGATCCCTGCGCTCTCGGAACAGGCGGTACGTCCAGTGCCCCTTGTTCGGGGGGTTGCAGTCATACAGCATCTTGAGGCGCAGCGGCTTTCGCTCGCCCCCTACTTCGTGATGCGCTACCTGAGCAAGTCGAGTGACCGCGATGTTCCGGCTCGCGAACGGGATCTGCGAGCACTCGTTCAGCAGGATCGTGCAGTTATGCGCCAAAAATCCGTCAGCAATGAACGTCTTTGTACTCGTACCAAGCGCAACGACAGGCCCTATGCCTAGATTTGTGATTCTTACTACCGTTGCTGTGTGGTCGGTTGTCCTGAAAGCATGACAACCATCCCAAAGCAAACGGCCATCCAATCGTTTCGGCCTTGCAATGCCAAGCATTCGCAATGAGGGCCATAGTCCACTGGCCGTCAATTTGTGGCATGGACCACGTTTCCCTTGCTTCCCATGCCCGACTCGATCCGCGAACGCTACGCAATGCGCTCGAAACCAGTCTCGCAACGCATCAAGACACTCGCCCTCGCACTGCGCTACCCCCGCCATCCTTGCTGGCTTACTTACCCAGCCCTCGCCATCAAGCATTCCAGAGAACCACCCATCCTCTCTGGTGCCGCCCACTTCCCACGGATCGCACGTCCAGCGTAGATGATCTCCGACGCGCAAATCCTCTGCCTTGCGCCAAGAGAATTGCCTTGCATTTCGGTGTCGCCTGTCATCGTAGTGCGCGACCATCCGATGCTGTGCTGAAACCACAGTAGAACCGCGATCTGTTTCAATCAGATATCGCTCTGCCTGAATTACATCGGCACGCTCGACGATGCTAGGCAATAGCTTGCAGTGCCCATCTAGCGACTCTGGAAACCCGATCAGCTCGTCGCCTACTAAAATTGAATCTGCTCGCACCCATCGCAAGTCAGCGGTGAGAATCAATGATTGTGGCGAAACGCAATACTCCTGCCCGAGGATCTTCTCGGTCCGGTCCTTGTCGTCCAGTCCGCCGAACCACACCTCGGACTCGTTCGGGAACTTGGCGTACCAGTCGGTCTTGTCGATCTCGACCGGGACCGATGGGAAGCAGAGGCGCAGCATCTTCGGCCAGGTGTCGGCCACGATGCTGGCCTTGACGTGGTTGAACCTGAACCTGAGCACCGCATGACGCGAACGCGGAGCGGCGATTGCCCGCAGCGCGATCGTTCGCAAGAGGCCGAACGTCTTTGCCGACCTCGATCCACCGAACGACAGGATATGCGTTGCGTTCCCGCCGATGACCTGTAGCTGCTCGCGCTGCTTGGGCGTGAGGCTAAAGGGCTCCGACATCCTCTACCGCTAGGCTGACCTGGATTGCGCCGCCGTCCGCGCCAGTGTGCTGAATTTGCGCGATTTTCGGGACAGACCGATCAAGGAGGATTTCAGCAGCCTTGATCTGGCTGGCGGTCATGTCTACCTTGCCTTGAGCGTGCTTCTGCAGGCGGTCGATGAGCACGCCTGCTTGGATCTTCTGCCGCACCATTTCGGTGTGACGTGGGTTGAGGCGTGCAGCCATGTGGATTTCTCCGCCCTGATCGTCGGCTCAGGTGGCCGTTAGGTTGTTGGCCGCCCCTCCGCGCCTTGTGGACGCCGGGAGAAAGGAGGAAGAACCCGCTCGGGATGGCGGCCTGCCGGGGTTATGGCGCACTCGCCGGCTTGCGCTGGTCTGACGACCGGGGGAAGCTGGATCCGGCACCGCGACCGGCACCCGCGCTTGTAGGCGTTGGAGGTGTCGGGGATTCGGTCGGGCGCCAGAAAAGAAAACGCCATCCTCCGCATCGGGGATGGCGTTCCGGCTTTCGCCGTCGGCTAGTTGTAGTTCCGCATGGTGCGCCTACTAGGGGTAGGTGTCAAGCGGCACAGGAACACTAGATAGCCTGTCGTCTTGCTGCGTCGCGTCATTGCGTGTTTCGCTATGTTGAATACCTCCGCTTGACACTAGTCCGATTATCGGACTATTATGCAGTCATACCAACGCAGCACCCTCTAACCACAGGAGTAGACACCATGACCGCCAAACACTCTCCCGCTACCTCGCTGCCGCGCATTAGAATTGCTGCGGATGGCGTAACCCGAGAACGCTACGACCAGTTTTGCGAAGAGTGGCATCAAATGCCGATGCACTGGACAGACTCCGAGTGTCGCCAATTTTGCGCCGCGCTCGCTGGCGTCCCAACAAAATCAATCAGAATTGAAGGGCGCGCAAAATGAAGCCGCAACTACCGCTGAGCCTCGAAGTAAACCGGGGCGATATGTATCAGCACGCAATCAGGGACGCCACCGGCTACTCCATCCTGACTTCTGGCCAGGGGTGCCGTGACGACGCCGCCTACATCGTCCACGCCGCGAACTCCTATCCCAAGCTGGTCGAGGCGCTGCGCTCCATGATCGAGGCGCACTCGGATATCACCGAGGGCAACCTGCACTCCGGTGCGCCCGCTCGCGTTGCCGTCAAGCGCGACGCCCGCGCCCTCCTCCGCGAACTCGGGGAGGCCGAGTAATGGCCGGTCGCCGCTCCGCTGCAATGGACCGCGCCATCGCTTGGCTGCACGCCGAGCGACTGGCCGGCAGGGCATCCACGCCCTACGCCGCCGCCAAACGGTTAGGCGTGTCCCGATCTGCCGCATACGCCGCGTGGGCGATCGAACTTAAGCGCAAACGCGCAGAAGGTTGACGACCATAGCCCGACAGTCGAACATCCACCTGCCGAAGTCCCGCCAAGGGATGACGACTGCCCGGCAGATCGCCATCGGCGCCCGGCGCTCGGCGTAGTACATCGTCACCATTGTCCGGTGCTGCAGCGGCATCCGCACGACGGCGCGCTCGATCTGCAGGTTTCTGGCATTTTCGGGGAGGCTTACCGGGAGGGCCGGGTAGTGGTTCGAGCGATACCCTGCGCGACCGTCGAAATCGCGCTCCTTCGACGCGCAGGATCGGGGGCGGATACGCTCGGTGTTCCAGCGCCCCCACCGCTCAAGGTCGGCGTGTATGAGCTGATGCTGTGGCGCCACCGTATCCACCGGCACGATGCTAGGCCGGCTGTAGAGCCTCGGGGACTCGTCTGCGGTCATGTACACCCGGCCTCCTGTGTATTAGTTCCCCGTGGAACAATCACGCGCTCGAGCAAGGCAATCGCCTCGCCGCGCCGAACCATGTCCTGCGTCACGCGGTACAGCTTCCAGCCCGCCTCTATCGCAGCGTTGTATTTGCGGGCGTCGTTCGTGTAGCCCGCCGGCCTCTGGTGCCTGCCCCCCAAGTGCGTCACCCCGTCAACTTCCATCGCGATCATCATGTCGGGCCACGCGAAATCGAATCGCCACTTCCTCGTCGGGTGAAAGCGGTGTTCCTTCACCGGCTCGGGCAAATTGGCTGCCCGGATGTGCCACAGGAGGCGTGCGGCGGGCTTGCTGATCGGGGGAGCTACTTGGCCCAGCCGTTTGCGGGGGCGCGTGTCCTTGGCCCCCTTGGGGCGCCCTAGTGGCTTCCGGAGCATCACCCGCGGCTCTGGTGTTTTCGGTTCCATGCTGTGGACCGTCACCGTGGCGGATGCGCGCAGCTTCGCCTCGGCCTGCTCGCGCATAGCGGGATTCAGCTGCTCGAGCGCGAAACGCAGGCTCACGCCACCATCTCCTCGCGCGTCTCCACGTCCTGCGCGGGCGGGTCGATCTTAATCAGCATGCCGGCCTCGGCGTTCGGGTCGCCGCTTTCGGCCTCGACGAGCCGCATCATCCGCATCGACCCGCAGTCGTTGCACAGGGCGAGGCAGTCCTCGACGCTGGCGACGACGAACGGCATGCCGAGGCTGCCGCGCGTCGCGCCGCAGCACGAAGTCGCGCGCACGATCATCACGAGGTCGCCGGGCTTGATCTGGCTCATGCCACCCTCACCCACCCGCGCGTGAACCAGATGTTCACGGTCAGCTTGTAGGCGCGGTCCCACATCGCGCGCTTGGCTTCCTTCGACAACCCACCAGCACGCCCGTCGATCTGGTCGTGGCATCCGCCGGGATCCCCGCATACGTAGGCCACCATCCAGTCCGGGGCCTTCCGGCCGATGCCCTTGAACAAGGAATCGTTGCAGTGCGCGGCCACGGTGTAGCCGTGCTTGTGGCACAACACGCACGGGTAGTTGCGGGCAGCCGAGAGCAGCTTCGACGTGCGCTCGACGGTCGGCTGCTTCGGGATGGCGATGGCGTGCCGCTCGGCCTCGCGGTGCACGGTGTCGGCGGTGCGGTGGATGCTCATGCCGCCAACTCCTCGGGCAGATACCCGTGTTCGCTCGCCAGATCCGCGAGGAATCGATCGATGGCCTCGGTCATTTCCTGCACGCTCGCCTTCGCCGTTGAGCGTCCCTGCGTGATGATCTCCCCGCTGGGCAGCGTGATTTCCTCCGTACCGAGGTACTGCCGGCGGAAGTGTTCTTTCCACGCATCCTGCGAGAATCGTTTTCCGTCTACCTCCACCTGTCCCGCCACGTCCCGCAGCGTCGCGTGCAGGAGCCGGTTCTGCGCGTTCGTGCGCTGCTCCTGAAACTCGCTCACTTCGACCAGCAACGGGCGTTCCTCGCTCACCAGCATCTGCGAGAGAAGCGCAGCGCATCGCTGCAGCGCGGCGCGGTCGTGGATGCGAAAGGCGCGGGGCTTCATGCCGCCTCTGAAAACAGCCCGGATTGCTCTCGCTTAGCCTGCGACAAGTTCTTGCAAGCCTGTTCCCAATAGCTGCGCTTCAACTCGGCCCCGAGGAACTTGCGATCCATCCTGATGGCTGTGTAGCCCTCGCTGCCGATACCGGCAAATGGACTGAATACCGTGTCACCCGGATTGCTCCACAGCTTGATTCCTCGCTCGATGACCTGAAGCTGCAAAGGGCAAATATGACGCTCATCGTCGTTCTCGCGTGCCTCTCGGTAGGCAAGCGTGTCCGACGGATTGATATCCATCCAGACGGGCGAGGCGTAGTTCTGCCAAAGCTCCACCGGGAAATCCTCGCTGGTATGCGATACGTTCTCCGGGTTCGATCCGGGCTTACGCATCGTCACCAAGTAGTCCGGTATTCCTTGACGGCTCATGCAGGAGTCCTTCTTCAGTTGCTTCCACAGAAGCCCAAGCGCCTTCGTGCGCTGCATAGCAGTTACCGGGTCTTTCCAGATGCAGACCTCGCTATGGAAGATCCAGCCCTCCTCCTCATGCAGCCGGATCAAGTCGCCTCGGAAATCGCGGATGCCGATATAGCCGTGGTTCTGCTTGCTCGTCGGCAGGTTCATGCAATGGAACGAAACCAACCGACCAGGCATCGTCGCGCGGTACAACTCACGGACGAGGAATCGGTATTGCTGCATGAATTCCTGATCGTCCTTGCAGTTCCCCATGTCCCTGTCGCTGTTCGAGTAGGTGTAGAGACTGGCGAACGGCGGGGAGTAGATGGTGTAATGCAGGCTGTTGGACGGAAGCTCGCTCGCCACGTCAACGCAATCCGCAAGGTGCAGCGTCCATCCTTCGCCGGTCTTAACGTCGCGTTCGTAGGTTGCCTTTTCGCGCACCACGCCACGCACTGCCGCAGAGTTCAGGTCTTTCATGTGCGCAACCATGTTTTCCGCCATCCTCATAGCGTCAGCTTCCTTTCGCTTGATGTTCGCCACCACCGCGCCCTCGGTCTCGGCGGTGATGACGTAGACGTTTACGGGCTTCTTCTGGCCGAAGCGCCAGCAACGGCGCACGGCTTGGTAGAACTGCTCGTATGAATCCGACAGGCCGACAAACGCCATGTTGGAACAGTGCTGCCAGTTCATCCCGAATCCAGCTATGGACGGCTTCGTGACAAGTGCGCGAATCTCGCCAGCGGAGAATCCGAGCATTGCCTTTTCCTTGTGTTCCGGTGAATCGGCGCCCTTCACTTCCACAGCACCGCGCACGGCAGCCTTGATCTGCGCGCTTTCCTCGTTCAAGTTGCACCAGATGAGGAACGGCTCGTCGGTAGAATTCGCTACCGCAGCACAATCCGCCACGCGCTCCGCGATCGTGTCGCGCCTGGCCTTCAAGCGTTCCTGCAGGGTCTGCGCCTCGACCGGGAAGAGGAAGCCGCTCGTCGGCTCGTCTACCTTCACCGTGACTTGGTGCATGACAATTTCCGGCAGCACGAAATCGCCATCCTCGTAGCCGAGATCCGATGGCTTGCGAATGCACACCGCCCAGGATGCAAGCCATTTCCAGAATTCGGACTCAGCGTGCCCCTTGAGCCGCCATTGCTGCGTCTCGCCGCCGTCGTGGACGAAGAACATCGAAAGCATTTCCGTGCGCGACATGACCCCGAGGAATTCGGCATGGTTGCCAAGCTCCATAAAGTCGTTAGGCGCAGGGGTCGCGGTACAGGCCAGCCTAAACGGAGTCTTGGCGAACGACTCGATGATCTGCGTCCGCGTCTTGCCGTCATATGCCTTGAGGATCGACGATTCATCAAGCACCACACCAGCAAAGCGCGATGGATCGAACCGATCCAGCATTTCGTAGTTCGTGATCGTGATCCGCTCGGATATTTCAGATGCTTGGCGGGCATACCCCACCCGCACGCCGAACTTTTCGCCCTCACGTACCGTCTGCGAAGCCACGGCAAGGGGCGCCAAGATCAGCACATCGCCGGTAACGTGCCTCGCGTACTCAAGCTGCATGGGTGTCTTACCCATACCGCAGTCAGCGAAGATTGCCGCCCGACCACGGCGCAGCGACCACGAAACAATGTCTCTCTGAAAGTCGAACAACTTGCCATTGAGACGAGGAACCTTTGCCAGCCCGGTAGCCGGATCGGTAATAGACTTGCTGGCGATGAACTCGTCGTATTTCAAGCAGACCTCCATTGCGGAACCGGGCTCAGGTGCCTGTTCGGGTCCTGCGCGTAGCCCACGCGAACGATCAAGCCCTCCCTCGCCGCGCGCATCAGCACCGCGCCCCATGCCTTGTCGTTCGCGGGAGACTCCAGCCCGTACCCCTTCGCCGCCTGCGTCACGTCGCGCCCGATGAACCGCTCGCCGCGATGCTGGATCGCGTAGAGCCGCACGTACTCCAGCGCCACGTCCGACCACTTCGGCACGCGACCATCCGCAGCATCCACCGCGCGCTGCATGGCCTCGTTGCGCTCGGCGCGCGAGAAGTCGATGGCAAGCTGGTTCACTTGCGCACCCGCTTCTTCTTCGGCACGTAGGGGACCACCGCCACGCCGGGGAACACTTCCCGCCGGCAGCGTTCGCAGAGTTCGAACGGGTCCGTCTTTTCGGGGAACGCGATCACCACAGGCTCGGACCAGCCCTCGCGCATGAGGCGGATCATCGGGCCGGTCATGCGGCTTTTTCCTCTGCCGTGGACGCCTCTACCACCCTCTTGATACGGCGACCTATCCACCGCATGCACGGCACGGCCATCGAGTTCCCGAGCGCCTTGTACTTCGGCCCATCCGCCGCCGGCTTGCCGCGATAGGGAACTTGCGTCCACCCATCCGGAAAGCCCTGGAGTCTTTCGCACTCCGTGGGCGTAAGTCGGCGGACTTGCATTCCTACCGCAGCAACGTCGGTCTTGAATCCCGTGGTCTGGTTCGCGCCGACGCCCAGCGTGTCGGCTACGCTGCATGCCACCAGCGGCGCCGCATCGCCCTTCCCCGTCTCTCCGCTCTGCGCCTTCAGTGGCGGCACGACATCGGACGGGGCTCCGCACCCGTTGCGAACGAAGCGGGACTCGAAGGCAACCGCCACCTGTCCGCCCCCATTCGCGTGGCTGCCGTCGTGCCCCATACTCCGCAGCGTCGGCGCGATCTCGCCTGCTTCGGCGCCGTGATCCTTGGCGCTGAAGGCCACGATCGGCGCGCCCCGCGTGCGATCCGCCGACGTCGTCAGCCCGCGCGCGACGTCGGTCTGCTCGAAGCTGCCGGTCTTGTAGTCGTCAGCCGCATACGCCATCGGCACTAGCGGCGTGCCTCGCCCCGTGCCGTCCTCGCCCGCATCGAAACCGTCCGCGCGCAGCGAATGGGCGACATCGAAGCCGCCCCCGATTACGGGGATCAAGTGTCCTGGCTTCGTGTCCGAGTCCGCACCCTTCGCGTCGCGCTCCTGAAGGCACCACGCCACTTCCGGCAACAGCGAAGATGCGCCCGGTGTAGGCGTCCTGCCCGTTGAGCCCCCCCCCGTTGTGCGCGCCGTCTGTCAGGGCGCCGACTGTCTGCGGGATCAGCCCTCCGTCGAGTTCGGTGTCGGTGCCGAGGCCGCCACCGCCTCGAGTGCGCGCCGCAAGGCTTGGGGCAGGTCTTTGCCCCACCTCTCGGCGCGGCGCAGAATCCCCGCGCAGGCTTTCGGGCTCAAGAAGAACCGCAGCGGCACGGTGCCAGTCTCCAAGGTGGCCGACAACGAACACACGGCGGCGTCTTTGGGCCACTCCGAAATACTGAGCGTCCAGGACTCGGTAGCACACGCCATACCCGAGTTCGACCATGCCCCCGAGGATGGAACCAAAGTCCCGTCCTCCGTTCGATGACAGGACGCCGGGGACGTTCTCCCAAACCAGCCATGCGGGCCGATAGCGGTCAGCAATGGCAAGAAAGGTAAGCGCGAGGTTGCCACGCGGATCTGCCATTCCCTTCCTGAGTCCAGCGACGCTGAAGGACTGGCATGGGGTTCCTCCCACAAGGACATCGACGTCTGCATCGGGCCACTCCTTGAACCGCGTCATGTCGCCCCAATTCGGGACGCTGGGGTAGTGGTGCGCGAGTACCGCGCACGGAAACGGCTCGATCTCGGAGAACGCGACCGGCGTCCAGCCGAGGTCGTGCCACGCAACGCTCGCAGCCTCGATGCCGCTGCACACGCTCAGATACCTCACGCCGCCACCCACGACAGCCCTTCGCGCGGCTTCTCCGAATAGCGCCCGGTCACGCGATCGTGCAGCAGCGTCACCATCCCTCGCTTGCCGATGTGGCGGAAGCGGATCTTCTGGATGTGGATATCAACTTCCGCGCTTCGGTGTTCGTCGGCAAGGGCAACGGTCAGGCAGTTGTCGGATTTGTTCCAGAAGTGCGCGGAGTCCGAGATCATGTCCGGCGTCACCACGGGCAATTTCCCGGTGTCCTTCACCGTGCGCTGCTTCGCCGGATGCGCAACGACGAAGCAGTGAATCCCGCTCGCCCTCACCCACTGCCGCAGTCTCGACAGCGATTCGCCGACGTACTCCGTCAGCGACATCCCCATCGGGCGGAAATGTTCGAGCTCGTTCCATGGATCGATGACGCAGGCCAGTTTCGCATCCTTCACCCCCCACAATCCGCGCTCGCGGAAGCTGTCCTCGATGGCCTCGATAACGTCCGCAAGCGAGGGGTTCGGCCTCTGGTCGCCGGGTTTCAGGAACGCGAACCACTCGGCCATGTCGGTCGCAGCCTCTACCGCCTCGTCCTCCTGCATCCGTGCAGTGACGCCCTCACGCAGAGGCTTGCCGATGTACTGCGTCACCAGCTTCTCGACGTGCAGCGCGATCGGCAGGTTCTCGAGCGAGCAGTACACGAACCGCCACCCCTGCCGCGCGAGGTTGAGGCACAGGGCGTCGGTGAACTGCGACTTCCCGCAGTTCGGGTAGCCGGTGATGGTCGTCAACTGCCCCGGCGCGACCGAGAAGTGAGAATCCAGCGACGGCCAGCCGGTGCGATCCCCCGCCCCCAAGCCCTCGCGGTAGATCCGCAGAACGTCCGGCAGGACATCGAACGTCGAGAACGCACGCGGGCGCTCCTCTGCGCGACGGTCGAGGTAGGCCGATCCCTTGGCGGCATCAGCCATTGGCGAGCCTCATGCCCTCGGCGATGCGCTCCTGCGCCTTGCCTAGGCGCTCCCTGTCGCGTTCGGTAAGCTCCACCCCTGCCGCGATATTCGCCGCCGCCGTGCGTGCAACCAGCGCCTCCGTAGCCAGCGCAGCGAGCACGTCCGCGGCGGGGAAAGGACGCCGAAGTCCCGGCCGGAAGTCGCCCTCGGGTTTCGGCGGGAACAGGTCAGCCAGTTCCAACCCCACCGCCCCCACCACCTCGCCGGCCGAACAGCCCGCGAAGCAGTGCAGCAGCGTCACGCCATCCGCGTCCCGAAGGCTCAGGCTTGGCCTGCCGTCGTCGTGGGCTGGGCACCGGGCAAGCCACGTCCCGCGCCCGGTCTGCCGGACGGCCTCGAGCTTCGCGAGGAGCGCGTCGAGGCTCACATCACCGCCTTGCGATCACCGGCAGGCTTGAGCGGGATCACCGTCCCCCGAAGCTTCGGCCAGTCCTGCCGGACGCAGTTGCGGAACGCCGCATCGTGGTCGCGGTACGTGTACCCCTTCGAGGCGCAGGCATCGCGAAAGGCAGCGACGTAGCGTTCTACGTCCTCGGGCACACGTAGCCCGAACTCCCGGCTGACTGACGCGATGGTGTTCTCGGAAGGAACCCAATCGGGGGGGAGAGGCAGCAACTCGCGGCCCTGCCGCGATGTTGCCCCCTTACCCTTACCCTTACCCTTACCCAAGCCGCAGTCTGCTGACGGATGACCGCAATCTGCCGCAGGCTGCGGCAAACCGCTGTCAATCCACTGCACTCCGTCGCCCTCTGGCAGCGGGTGCTTGGGGTTAGTCCTGATCCTTTGTTCCCACTTCGAAATCGCCACGTACACCCGTCCGCCAACGGCGTACCTGCGAACAAGACCGGCCTTCGCCAATCCCGAAAGCCATTGCTCTATCTTGGCTGGCGTGGCCGAGTCCTTGAGCGGGAAGCAGTTGGCCTTGAGAATCGGCAGCCTCGCGTCCGCGTGGCCGAAGTCATCGCAGACGACAAGGAGGCGGTAGAAGAACACCTCTTCTTCGGCGCTAACGGCGTTCAGCGCGTCGGAACTGCAAATGCCTTCGCGAAGCAACCGATTCGGCACCTACACCCCCAGCCTGTCGGCGATCTCGCGCATGGCCCGCTCGTACTCGGCCTGCGTGGCCTCGGGGTGAGTTCTGAGGTACGCCTGCTTGCGCTGCTCGTACTCGTGCCAGCGCGCGCCGTGGTCGGCTATCTTGCGCCGCCAGTCGGCTACCGGCCGACGGCCACGCCTCACGTTCCGTATGCCTTTCTGCGTTGCGCCGCAACATATAGCTGATGCGCACGCTGGCGGGTGATGCCGCACCGCTTGGCGATTTCTTCGTAGGTCAGGCCACTGTCGCGCAGCCTCATGACGCGGAATCGGCGCTTGTTGGCCTTCCGCAGCAGGTCTAGGTTATACGGGTGCATACGGGAAGGATTCCACGAATCGCGGGCCGCGTCAACGGGGGTGCGAAAAATAAATTTGCAAATGGGTATTGACAGTGCCGGAAAGATGCCCGACTATTCGCCTACCGCGCCGCCCGGCGCACTACTGAGAGGGAGACACGCAATGTCCAAGTCCTTCATGACCGCCTGCCGCGAGTTCTTCGGTCTTCTGCCCGGCCAGACGCCCGTCGCGTTCGGCAAGGAAATCCTGGCCCTCACGCAGGCCGACCGCACCGAGATCGCCGCCGGCCTCGTCGCCAACGGCATCGACCTCGACATGGCGACCGTCGAGAAGAAGTAGCGCATACGCAGCGTCCTTCGGGGCGCTTCGTATGCGTTACCAACTTTCGCGCTTCGGCGCAGATCAGGAGGGAGCGATGAACAACATTCATGGAAGCTGGATTTACTACAACGAGAAGTCCCGCACCTATCAGGTCAAGGTGTGGGACGAGGCAAAGCGCGTCGCTCGTGTGCTTGCTGAATTCCACACTCGTTCCGGCGCGATCCAGTTCTGCATTACCGGACGCTAGCCGCTATTAGCGGCGCAGATCAGGAGGGAGCGATGGATCAGCAAAAAGTCGTCGCCTACAAGGCGTTCGACAAAGACTGGAAGTGTCGCGGCTTTCAGTACGAGGTCGGCAAGACCTACACGCACGAGGGCGCTGTGTCCCTGTGCCGCGCCGGATTCCACGCTTGCACGCTACCGTTCGACGCGTGGAGCTACTACGACTTCGGCTCACCCGTCGCTCGCGTGATGGTCGGAGGAAAGATCGAGCGCCACGACGAAGATTCCAAGATCGTCGGCGCAGAAATTACCATCGAGGCCGAGTTGAACCTTGGTCAATGGATCAAGGAGCAGGTCGGCGCAGTGGTCTCGCTGTGCAAGGACGCCAAGGAAACGTGCTTTACCGCTGCTCGCGCCCACGCCGCCACCACGGGCGACAGGGCCCACGCCGCCACCACGGGCCACTGGTCCAACGCCGCCACCACGGGCTACGAGGCCAACGCCGCCACCACGGGCCACTGGTCCAACGCCGCCACCACG